AGGTCTCCGCAGCTTAAAAAACAAATGAAAGAAATGGGTTTAACGAAAAAAGATATGGATAATCAAATGATGTTAATGGTTTCTTTGTTGAAAAAAGGATTCTCGGGCGATACTGGAGCTACAAAGTTAATAACAGAAATAATGAATGGTGAAGCAGTAAATCCGGCAGCAGTTCAAGCACCGGTTATAAATATAATAGGAGTTAAGTCTGAACATAAAAAAGATAAAGACGCTGAAGATGCCGAAGAAGAGGAATGGTTCGAAGATGAAGAGGAATGGTAAATTGTTATGGCAAAGAAAATGATTGTAAATGTAATAAGTGAAGAGCTTCTATCGTATGGAGATAATTGCTTTATAAAGTCTATAGTACAAATAAAAGAAAATGATAAACAAGGCTTATATACAGAAATACATACAGTAAGAAAAGACCAATGGGAAAAAGAAAAAGAACAAGGCTATTATGAAACATTAGTATAGTGTTAGAAGACTTCAGATTTAATTATAAGCAATTTAATTATAAAGGTTAATAAAATATACAATAAAAATAAAAAAATCAATCAGAAGTGAAAATAAAGCTTATTAAAAACAATTAAAAAATTAAAAATATATACTAAATAAATATAAATAAATCTATTACATTGATAAATAAATTTAGCAGAATAAAAATTAATGCAATGTTAGTAAGAAAGCAGAGGAATAGAAATGTGGAAAATGTTTTACAAAATCAAAATAACATAAATGTAGAAGTATCTGATAGTTTTCTAGATTATATAGACGATTGGGACTATGAAACGTACTTAGATGTAGGTGGATATGGTAGTGGAAAATCATGGCATGCTGCTTTCAAGATAGTTCTAAAGTGTTTAAAAGAACGTAGAAAAGTATTAGTTGTAAGAGAAGTATATGATACAATAAGAGAAAGCTGTTTTGCTTTGTTCAAAGATATATTAGGCAAGTTAGATCTATTAGATGAAGAGGATAATAGCAGAAAACAATTAAGCAATAAAGTAATAGCTAGAAACAGTCCGATGCAGATAAGGTTCCCTAACGGTAGTTTAATCATATTTAAAGGGTTAGACAAAGCAAGTAAAATAAAATCTATCCATGGTGTTAGTATAGTATGGCTAGAAGAATGCAGCGAAATAAAGTTTATCTCATACGAAGAACTGTTAGGTAGATTAAGAGAGAATAACGTATCGTTACATTTTATTTTAACATGCAATCCAGTAGGTAGAGAAAATTGGGTATATAATCATTTCTTTGCAAGGCTAGATAATGAAGGCAATGAAATGGTAATAATGAATGAAGAAAAATTCTATACAAAGAAAACCGTAGTAAAAGACGGAGTTTATTATCACCACAGTATTCCAGAAGATAATCCATTCTTACCAGTAAGTTACCTAAAAAGATTAGATAAAATTAAAGAATGTGATCCAGATTTATGGAGGGTTGCAAAGCTAGGACAATTCGGAGCAAATGGAACAAAAGTATTGCCTCAAATAATAATTGCTAAGAATGCAAGAAAGTTTAAAGAAAGGGTAAAAAGTTTAGGACAGTCTGCTCAGTATTTTGGATTTGACTTTGGTTTTGAAGAATCATATAATGCTGTAGTAAGTATGAGTGTAGATGTAAAGCATAGTATATTGTATATATGGGATGAAATATATATAAACAAAATAACAGATGATAAGTTTGCAAATTTAGAAGAAATGCAAAACTTAAAATACAGAATAAATGCTATGAATGCGGCAGGACATAATAAAATATTAGTAGCAGATAATGAAGATCCAAAAGCTATACAATACTATAGACAACAAGGCTTTAAAATAAGAGGATGTAAAAACAAATTTGCAGGAAGTAGGCTAAGTAATACAAGAAAGATAAAAAGATTTCATAAAATAGTAATAAGTCCTAAATGTAAAAATACAAGAAGAGAATTAGAAAGTCTCACATATAAAAAGGATGCAAAAGGCAACATAATATATGATGAGTTTAATATAGATCCACATACTTTTTCTGCGATATGGTATGCATTAGATACTGTAACAGTAGCAGATTTAAAAGAAAAGAACTTCAATAGCAAATCAGGTTAAAAGGGGTGATAACATATGAGAGCGACAGAAGAGAGAATGGTAATAGAAAATATAATAGAAGAACAGTTTGACAATGATTACGATGTGTTGAGAGCAAATAGGAAGATACCTTATAATTTGTTAAAGATAAACTTTGATGACACAGCTACCGATTTATTTAATGAATTAGATAATATATATAGGTTTTATAAAATCTATGAAAAGGGAGCGAAGTTTATTATAGAAGGAACAAGTGGCGACTATGTAGCGGCAAATTTAAAGTGCATGATGGCAGCAAGTTTGATAAATAAAGAAGCAAGATTTTTATTTGCAGAAAGTCCTTCAATTACGATAAAAGCAAAAGGTGATGTTGGAAAAATATCAAAAGAAGCTGAAGACAATTTAACAACTTTAAATGATCTTGTTACAACAGTATTGAGTAGGAATAAATTTGATAATATATTGTTAAAAGCTGCAAAAGACTGCTTTATTGGAAAAAGGATAGCATATTTAGTTAACTTCAATTCTGATGATGGTATAACAATATCTTTTATTCCAAGCACACAGTTCTTTTACAAATATAAAGATGCAAATATAAATGAACTCGAATCATTTGTATGCGTTATGCCTTTAAATAGTGAAACAAGACAATCAGAAAAAAAGTTATTTAGAAAGAAGTATGAGAAGGTAGAAGGAAAGGTTTATTTGGAAGAGGCAATCTACTCCGGTGCAGGAGCTTTAATTGAAGAGGTAACGCAAAGGCAAGAATTAGCAATAGACTTTATACCAGCAGGTGTAATCTTAAACGATGGACTGACCGGTGATACGTATGGTGTATCTGAAATACAAATGTTAAGAAGCTTTGAGTCATGGTATAGCAAATTGAGTAATGCTGATATGGACGCTGATAGGAAAAGCATGAATCCAATAAGATATACTGTAGACATGGAAGGAAATTCGACAAAGAATCTTTCAAGTTCAGCAGGTTCTTTCTGGGATTTGCAATCAGATCAAAACTTGGATAAATCTAATCCGCAGGTTGGCTTACTAGAAAGTAGTATGGGCTACAGTGCTACATTGGAATCGACATTGAAAAGGATAAAAGCGAATGGGTATGAGATGGTAGATGTGCCAGATATAAACCTTGAAACAATGTCGGGAGTGATAACTTCAGGTAAAGCATTAAAAGCGATATACTGGCCACTGATTGTAAGATGTAAAGAAAAGATGAAAGAGTGGGGACCAGCTTTAGAAAATCTTGTAAGAATAATTGTAGATGGTAGTATGGTTTATGGCGATATTGCTTCTCGTTATATAACTGATACCGTAAGCCCAGTAGATTATAAAGTTAGCATTGAGCAAAACACACCAATTCCCGAAGATGAAGCAGAAGAAAAGAATATGGATATATCGGAAGTAGAAAGCAAGTTAATGAGTAGAAAAACTTATATGAAAAAGTGGAGAGGGTTAACCGATGACGAGGTAGACAAAGAGCTCGAACAAATAGCTTTGGAAAGACAAATGTTAGAAGATGCTGCTTTCAATATGCCAATGGAAGAAACTGAGCCTTATCTAATAGATGATGAAGTAGATAATCAAATAATATAAATATATATATCTGTAAAGCTCTATTTTAACGTCTAATGAACTTTTGTATAAATGTAATAATAATTATTGTTTGCAAATAAAAGCAGCTTAGAATTAAAAATAGAGCTTTGTAGGAGGTAATTAAAATGGCAATAAAAGCAAAACCAAATAAATTAGCTTTTAAAGATTCAGAAAAAGCAAGAACAAATATAACGAAAGATCAAATAAAAGAGATATCAAAGTTATATGAGCAATGGGCCGATGATATTGCAAAATTAGCCGATAAGTATAAGAATAAAACTACATCAAGTTCTGTAGTACAAGAAAGACAATTGAGAGAATTAGAAAAACAAATAAGATCAGCAGGGCAAAATGCTTCCAATGAGGTGTATAAAAACGTAAAGAAAAATATACATATTGTTTCAAGCAATGTGGTTAAAACAAACAAAAAATGGCTGCAAAGTTTAGGTTTTAAAGGAATAGAAAAGTCGCTTGCTTTTAGCTATGTTCCCGAAGAAGTAGTAAAGAAATTGATAACAGGACAAATATATGAAACGGGCTGGAGTTTGAGTAAAGCTATCTGGGGTGATAATGAAGACACAATGAAAAGTATCTACAGAATCGTTGCAGGTGGTAGAGCAGAGAATAAAAGTAGTTATGAAATAGCAAAAGACTTAGAGGAGTTTGTAAGACCGAGTGCAAAAAAGAAATGGAATTTGAAAGACAAAGATGGCAGGTATATTTATCCTAAGCAAGTCGATTATAATGCGCAAAGATTAGCAAGAACGTTAACTCAGCATGCATATCAACAAAGCTTCATTGAAACAACAAAAGATAACCCTTTAATTACTTCATATAAATGGATAAGTAATGGTAGCAGAGTTTGTGAGATATGTAAAGAAAGAGATGGAAGGATATACGAAAAAGATAAATTGCCAATGGATCATCCAAATGGAATGTGTGTAATGCAACCTGTAGTAAATAAAGATGCAAAGAAAGAAATAGCAGACTGGATAAAAGGAAAAGAAAATAAAGGACTTGATAAATTTGCCAAGAAAATGGGGTATAAGCCAAAAACAAATATATCAACTAAAGTAAAATATAACATGAATGAAATTGAACGAGATCTTGAACTTTATATAGGTGGCGGATATAGTTCATTTAAAAATGCGGTAAGCGAACAAACTTCTAAATTTGTAAAACAAAATATGAAATACACTACAAAACCATTATATCGCGTAGAAGAAGCTAGATTTACATATGATAAGCGAGATTTTGATATAGGATATACATTTTCTTTTGATGATGATATAAGAAGTTTTACAAGAAATATAGATTATGCAGGTAAAATAATAAATGAAGGATTAGAAGAAGGTTTTTATGAACATCCAGTTGTTTTTGAAACAGTAGGAAGGGTACGACATTTTAATACAGATAAATATGCAAAAGGATATTTTGAAAACCAACATGAAAGCTTAGTAGGTGGTGAATTTGAAGTTATAGATATAACTGAGAAAATGATAGATGGAGCAATTGTAGATGTAGTAAAAATAAGAGCTGTAGAAGATAAAATACAAGAAAAGGCACAGACGGTAAAAAATAAAGTTAAATTTGAAAAAGAAAAATGGTTGGATAAAATAAAAAGCCAGACAGAAGAAATGATGTTAAAAAAAGAAGAGTCTTTATTTAATAAGTTTACGTCTACGCAAAGAGATTCTTTAGAAACATATTCAAGTAGTGCTTATCAACGAATGAATGGCTATCTGAGAAAAAAAGCAGCAGGTTTGCCTAGTGATATTTCTGATAATTTGCTAAAAGATATAAAAAATTGTCAAGAAGCATTATCAAAAGTAGGTTTTGATGAAGATCTTGTGTTAAGAAGAGGTACAGATTTAGGCGATTTAGCCGGCTTTATGGCAGGTAACTTCGAAGACAATTTGAGTAAATTAAAAACAATGAGCTTAGAGGAGTTAAAAAACAAATTCGAAGGAACGGTAGGAAGTTACGCCGGATTTACTTCAACAAGTTCATTGTTCAATAGAGGTTTTAGCGGTAGTGTTGAAATGATATTGTATGCACCAAAAGGGGCTGCCGGATCTTCTATCATGAAAATATCTAGATATGGCACTGCAGAAGGAGAAACTCTTTTGAATGCAGATACAAAAATAAAGATATTAAATATAGAAAAATCAGATTGGCATATGGGATCAAGATTAAGAGTATTTGCCGAAATACTTATATAAAATAAATTTTTTTATAAAATATATATTTACTTTTGTAATTTTTTATATTATAATATATTAAAGATGATATAAAATTATAGTATTAAGGAGGAATAAGAAATGAAAAATGATAAAATAAAAGAAAAAATAAGATCAGAGTCAGAAGCTATAATAAGAATCACAAATAATGATTTGCAATGCAAAGACTGTGTGTTTAAGTTTGATGACTCAGAAATTTTTGGTAACACTTCAAAATGTGAGGCATATGACTCAAAACCTGATAATGTTTTGTTAAATAAAGAGGAGTGTGAATATTATGAAAGTGAATAAAATGTTGGAGGACAAAATAAGAGGCAGTTTATATTGTTTTGCCATAGGCGATGCTATGGGAGCTACTACAGAATTTATGAATGAAAGTGACATAAAGCATAAATATGGAATTGTAGATGATTTAATAGGAGGAGGATGGTTAAACACTATTCCGGGAGAAGTCACAGACGATACGCAAATGACTATATGTGTTATAGATGCTATAATGAATTGTGATGGTAAAATTGATTTATTTGAAGAGATATGTGCAAGTAACTTTATTAAATGGTATAATTCTAATCCCAAAGATGTAGGAGGCCAATGCTCAAAAGCTATAAACATTTTAAAAAATGGAAAAAGAATTAAACCGAATAATGGATTAGGAAATGGATCTTTAATGAGAGCTTTACCATGCGCTTTATATGGAAATATAAATTTCAATGTTGTGCAAGGCAAGCTAACTCATCCTGATCGTGAGTGTAAAATCTTTGTTAAAATGTATCATGACGAAATAAACAATTTATTATATGATTCTTGTATAGAACGTGATTTTAAGTTATCAACTCCTACGGGTTATGTGTTAAATACATTTAGTAATAGTATGTATTGGCTTACTAATACCACTAGTTTAGAAGAAGCTATTGTAGGGGCAGTAAATCATGGAGGTGATTCTGATACAATAGCTGCAATAACAGGAGGTTTGGTTGGAGCAAAATATGGGTATAGCAATATTCCAAAAAAATGGGTAGACAAATTAGATAATGATGTAAAAATTAAGTTTGAAAAGTTTATATTTTTTATAAAAAACTATTTACAAATATAGATTTATAGTATATAATAATAATAACATAATAAATAATAAACTTAAATTTACGGAGGTAAGGGTATTTTAAAAGGCTTAGAAATGTCTGGCATAATATGGGTAAGAGATAAGAATGGTAAACACAAAGTGTTATAAATAAATCGTTAAGAGTAGCAAGCCGATAGAAATATCGGTTTTGCTTTATTTTTATAATAAAAAGGAGAAATAAAAAATGAAATTAAATGAGATATATTTTAAATGTGAAAAATGTAAAGAAAGTTTTTTATTAAATGTAAATAATATAATGTCAAGAAAGCCTGTAACAATAGACAATGATGTTTATTTTGTAACTTTTGTGAAATGTTTCAATTGTGGTAAAAAACATGCAGTACAAATTGACAATAAAGAAACATTAGATTTGCTTATGGAATATGAAAAGCTGTTTGTGAGATTGTCTATGTTAAGAAAGAAAGGCAAAAATATAAGCAAAAAAGATAACGAAAAATTAAAAGAAATAAATAATGAGATAAAAGTAAAAAGGTTTTATTTGGCGCAAAATGCAAATAATAAAACAATGAAATATTTAGAAGGATCAACTTCGTTTGAAGACACATTTAAGTTATGTGTTTTAAAATAGATTATTACAACCTACCATAAGGATAATATGGATTACGAAAGGAGAAACAAAATGGCAGAAGATGTAAACAAAAAAGAGGGAATGGTAGAGGGACAGGAAGATATTGAGCAGGAAGATATTGAGCAGGAAGAAAATAAAACTGGTTCTGATACTGATAATCAGGAAGAAGAAGAAACAAAAGCAAAAGGAAAAACATTTACTCAGGATGAGGTAAATAAACTTGCAGCAAGAGAAAAAAGACAAGGAGTAAATTCTGTTTATAAGCAGTTAGGAATTGATCCCAAAGACAAGAAGGCTGTAGCTATGTTCAAGGCTATTGTTGATAGCCAGAAATCAGAAGAACAAAAGCGATTGGAAAACCAGAATGAAAGCGATCAAAAAATAGCAGAAGCCGAAAAAAGGGCTATGGAAGCTGAAACAAAAGCAGAGTTAATGATGGCAGGCGTTCAGTCTCAGTACGTAGAAGATGCCATGACATTAGTAATGGCAAGAATAAGTGAAGATCAGGATGCTAAGACAGTAATCAGCGAACTTAAAACCAAATATTCTGTATGGTTTAAAGAAGCCGAAGAAGATGGTAAGAAAGACGAGTCTACCAAAAAGAAAGATGGCACAGGCTCTTCATTTAGTTCTAAAAATAATAAAGGCGATAAAGAAGATCAGTCTCTTGGGGCAAGATTGGCAGCTCAGAGAAGAGTAAAAAATAACAAGAAAAGTTATTGGGATTAAAAGAGAAAGGAAGGAATTCATAAATGTTAAACAAGAGTGGTATTTCAAAGGTAACAATGGTGGCTCCAACACAGATTTTGGCAGATGTAGATTTGCAGTATTCAGTTGGATGTGTAGTTCCAAAAACAATTGGAGTTGCTGTAGGAAGCAAAACGATTGCAAAGGCAGGCACACCGTTGAATGTAGATTTTGCTAACTTGCAGACAGCAGCAAAGCTTGGTGATGATACGAATGCTATGAACGCGATGCTGCTTCACGATGTAGATGTAACAGAAGGCAATGCAAACGGAACAGCTTTGGTATTTGGTTTCGTAAATAAAAATAGAATTGATACAGTTACTCAGGGTAAGATTGATACGGCAGTTGCTAATGATGCAGCAAGTAAGCTTATAACTGTGGTAAAATTATAGCTATGAGAGGTTCAGATTTAACTTCTGAGCAATTCTATTTGAAAAGTAATAGTTTTATATTATCGGGCAAAATAAATGCTTTAGAATTAAAAAGGGAGGATATTAAATAATGACTATCTTTGATTTAATGACAAGTCAGAATTTGACTGCTTATTGGGAAGAGTTTACTCAGGATGAAGCACCATATCCGTGTGAAGAGCTTTTCCCTGATGATAAGAAAAGAGGTATTGATTTAAAGTGGATCAAGGGCTCAAAAGGGCTGCCTGTAGTTCTTAAGGTATCAGCTTTTGACGTAAGTGCAGTTCCAAGACCGAGAATTGGATTTGATAAACTTACTGCTGAGATGCCTTACTTTAAGGAATCAACTTACATAGATGAAGAACTCAGACAGGAACTTAACATGGTTCTTGAGACTGGAAATCAGGCTTATATTGATTCTGTAATGAATAGGGTGTTTGATGATGAAATGAGACTGCTTAGAGGTGCGGCGGCTTCAAGAGAAAGAATGAGGATGATGGCGCTTACCACCGGAATTGTAGCAATGACAGCGAATGGGCAGGCATTTAGCTTTGATTATGGTATTCCAGCAGAGCATAAGAGTACTGTTACAACTTCTTGGGAAACTGTAGCAACGGCAGACCCTATCGAAGATATTAGAGTGGCAAAAGAAAAGGTGCGGGATGACACAGGTGCAGAAGTTACAAGAGCGATGTGTAACGGAAAGGTATGGAGACAGATTAGAAACAATGACAAGGTAAAGAAATCAATCTTTGTTCTTTCAGATGGTGCTGGTACTGTTTCTGATGCTAAACTTAAAGACTTCTTACTTGAAGAAGTAGGGATTACTGTAATGGTTAATGACAAGAGATACAAAGATGAAACAGGTGCAGCAACTCCATTTATGCCAGAAGATACTTTCGTATTATTCCCAGAAGGAGCTCTTGGAAAGACTTGGTTTGGAACCACTCCAGCCGAATCCGATCTTATGAGTTCAAACGTTGCAAATGTGTCGTTAACAGATACAGGTGTAGCAGTAACTACGACTCAAAAAGTTGATCCAGTAAATGTTGAAACTATTGTATCAATGATATGTCTGCCTTCGTTTGAATCGGCTGATGAAATTTATATTTTAGATACTAAAGCGTAATTGAGGAGATGTAAACATGGTTAAAATAACAAACGGTATAGACGTCTTTGAAGTTAGCAAAGGAGCTTTTGACGGGATGTATTCCCGTCAGGGCTTTTCTGTAATGAAAGAAGATGAAAATGAGAAAACTGTAGAAACTGAAGGCACAGAAGATAAAAATGAAGATGACATGTTTTTAGAAGAAGTAATGGAAAAGCCTATATCTAAATGGACAAAAGATGAAACAATGAAGTTTGTAGAATTAAATGATATAGATCTTCAGGGAAAAACAACGTCAGAGGAAATAAAAGCCATTGTTAAAACTTTTATTGATGGTGAATAAAGGTGTGAAATATGACAGATATAGAAAGAATCAAGAAAGAAATAAGAGAGCAGCAATCGCCTTATTTTGAAGAAGATGATTTTCAATTTTATCTTGACAAAAATAATGGCGATGTAAATGCTACAATTTATGAAATGTTAATCATAAAGTCAGAAGATTCTTCAATAGCGGTCAGTGGATTGAATACACAAGATACTTCAGGTTATTTTAAAAGATTGGCGTCACGATATAAAAAATTTAATTCAGGACATTTAAAGGAGTGATGTTAAATGATAAATAACAAGTTTGAAGCATATAAGATAAAAAGAGAAATAAAAAGAAGTGGCTCAGAATATGAATTTAAAAGAAAAGAAAAAAATGAGTTTGGAGAGCTTACAGACAATGAAGTTATAGTAGGAAAGTTGAAAGGTTTGTATCATGAACAAAGCCAAACTATTTCGGTATTGACAGGGGATTCGACTCAATATAGGACTAAAAAAGTTCCTATGATTCTTTGTTTATATGATGAAGCCGCTTTTTTAAATATTGGAGATCTTCTAACTATAAGTAAAAAAACTTTTAAGGTTACAGGTTTTGCAAATATAAGCGAGTGGAACATTGTTGCAGATATATCGATGGAGGAAATTGACTATGGCAGATGGACTGAAAATTGATATAGATACGCAGAAGCTTCTAAGCAATCTAGACGATTTTGAACAAAGGCTTAGATATGGTTTGCTAATGTATGCAAGTACAGAGGCTGAAAATTTAGAAGCAGAAATGAAAGCCAAAAGACCATGGACTGATAGGAGCGGAGATGCAAAAAAATATCTCACAGCTAGAGCAAGCTTGCCTTCAAAAAATGAAATAGAAATAAAGCTTGCTCATGGCGTAAGATATGGTATATGGTTGGAGTTAGCTAATGAAAAGAAATATGCAATAGTAGCACCTACAGCAAAACTAAGAGGACCAGGAGTTATAGAAGGTTTAAAAGGGATAATGAACAGTATTTAGAGGGTGTAAAAATGAGTGAAAACAGATGGCAAGATATATTTTTACATTTAAAAAAAGAGGGGTTTGATGTTTATTCACCAGGAATCAAGCTTGGTGAATGTGAGTCTGAATATTTGGTGGTAAAAAAAGAAGGACTGGCAAGAGTTGCAGGTAAAAGAGCAAATGCAGATAATTATTCTGTTTTATGTTATGTTCCAAAGCAAAAGTATAGTTCTTTGGAAAGTTTGGTCAATAGGGTAAAAAAGTCTATGGACAAATTAAATCCGCTAATAAGATCTACAAATTTTGAAACACCAAGCTTTTATGATGATTCATTAAAGGCTCATATGGTAAGTATAGAGTATGTTAATTATAAAAAGTCATATTAAGGAGGTAAAATAATGGCAACAAAAGCGACTTTAGAAATAGCTACTATAGATGTTGAAATGTTTACTTTTGCCGAAGCAGATGGCACAGAATATCTTCTTAAATCAGCATCTGAGATAACTGTTGCTCCAGAGATAGAAGAAAGAGAAGCCACAAAGCTAATTGTAAAGGATAGGCTTATAGCACAGAAAAGAGGTAGCAAAACAATAACTGGTAATACAATTACTTTGACAGATAACGTTTTTTCACCAGAGCTTGTATTGCAGCTTCAGGGCGGAGAAATAACTTACTCTGACCCTGGCACAAATTCAAAAATAGCATCATATACGCCACCAGCATCAGGAGCAGATGTAAAGCCTAAAACTTTCACAGGCAAGGCTTATTCCGCCGTATATGATGCAGCTGGTGAAATAGTGAATTATGAATGTATTGAATATCCAAACTGTCAAGGATCACCTATAGAGTTTAGCAGAAAAGATGGTGAGTTCAGCGTGGCAACTTACACAATAACCTCAGCGCCAAACAAAGGACAGCCACCATATAAGATCACTTATGTAGATGCTTTACCGGTTGTAGGATAATTGAAAGGAGAAAATAAATGTCAGAATTGAAAATAACAAATGTAAATGAGATTAAGGAATATTTTGAAGGAGAAATAGTAGAGTTAGCACCGTTTGAAAATGGTAAGCCATTTGTAGCCAGAGTAAGAGTTCCGTCTCTTGTAGAAATATATAGATTAGGTAAAATTCCAAATACATTAATTGTAGAGGTCAAAAAGTATTTTGATACTTTAGAGAAAGACGAAAACAACAATGTTGTTATAAATTTTGCAGATAAGAGGGCAAGAAATCTTATGAATCTGGCTTTGAAAATGGCCGATGTAGTTCTAATTGAGCCTTCAATGAAAGAGCTTAGAGGGGCTAAAATAAGGCTTTCTGACATGCAGTTATTATCTATATATAACTATGTAGATAAGAAAGTATCAGAGATGATACCCTTTCGTGACTAATCTAAATAGAATGTATGAAATATCAAACATGAGCATAATGTTTAATGAAAAGCCTTCTGATATATTAGGAGTAAAACAAGACTATTTAGCATGGTGTATCAACGAGGCTTTTTATTATTTTATGCAAAGTGTAAAGGATGGCAAGAAGCCAAAAGAAATAAAGCAAAAGAAGAAGTACAAAACCATAAGTGATTTTTATTTTGATTTAGGTGTAGATAATTAAGTAAGAAAGGGGGTTAACTTTTGTCTGTAAATTTAGGAAATGCGGAAGCTTCGATTACTTTGAACATAAGTAACTTTCAAAGAGCATATAATGAAGTAGTGCAAGATTTAAAAGATATAAAACAAAACGTAACAGACGCAGGGAAGAATTTAGATTTTAAAAAATTAGGAGAATCCGCAGATGGTTTATCTAAAAAGCTTTCAGGGTTATCTAAAGTTTCAGCAGGTTTGTTAACCTCAATGGCGGCTACAGTGCCAACAACTCAAGAATTCAGACGAGATATGTCAATGCTTGAACAAAATGCCAAGAATGCAGCCGTAGGTATTGGAGTAACAGAAGAAGCATTTAGAACTTTTAATGCTGTATCTGGAGAAACAGATTCCTCAGTAGAAGGCATTTCTAATTTGTTGCAAGCAGGTTTTACAGAATCAAATTTACAAATAGCTGTAGAAGGACTATCGGGAGCGGCCCAAAAGTTTCCTGATACATTAAAGATAGAATCATTGTCAGATAGTTTGCAAGAAACGTTAGCAACAGGAAAGTCAATAGGGCAGTTTGCAGAGTTGCTTGACAGAGTAGGTGTAGGAGCAGAAAATTTTGATAAGCAGCTTGCAGCATGCAATACGGAAGCGGAAAAACAAGATTTAGTTCTTAAAACTTTAGCCGACGCAGGGTTAAATGATTCTTATGAACAATGGGCTAAAAACAATAAAGAGATAATAGACTATGAAAATGCAATGATAGACATGCAACAAGCTTTGGGGAAAGTGGCAACAGCCATGGCTCCTTTTGTTGTTAAGCTATCAAAATTAGCTTCAGAGGGAATAGAGGCTTTTACTGATTTACCAGAACCTATACAAGATGTTTCAATAGCTTTATTGGCGGTCGCAGCAGCAGCAAGCCCAGCATTAAAGGGGTTCTCTACGTTGGTAAAGTCTCAGGATTCAGTGAGCAAAGCAGCGTCAGGATTGTCTAAAGTATTGAAGGCGCATCCATATACAGCAGTTGCAGCGGCGGCAGGAATATTGGCAGTAGGTATTTATGAAGTAGTTAGCGCGTATAATGAAGAAACAAAAGCGGCGAAAAAAGCCTCGCAAGCAAGGGAGGAAAAAATACAGTCTGTTCAAGCGGAAAATGCCAGTATAGATTCTTACTATGGTAAGTTGAATAGTTTGCTTGGAGTTGAAAATAAGTCGGCTACGCAAAAAGAGCAAATAAAACAATATGTAGATTTATTGAATGAATCTGTAGAAGGCTTAAATCTATCATATGATGAGGAAACTGATAAATTAAATCAGACTACAGATGCTATATATGAAAAGATACAAGCACAAAAAGAACAAGCCTTAGCAAATGCATATTATGAACAAAGCAAAGATGCTTTAGAAGAATATGTTAAGTCAAATGATAAATTAAAAACTGTAGGCGATGAGTTAGCAGACGCTAGAGGACGTTGGAACAAAATGACAGACTCTGAAAAGGCGGCTAATTCAAGCTTGCAACAAAACATAATCGATTTAGAAAGAGAGTACGGAGATCTATCTCAAGCTACTTTAATCGCCTTGGAAGATGCTAATAGGTATGCGAATGAAGCCGTGAAACAATCTGGGGTATGGGACGAAGTTGTAGCACAATTCGAGAAAACTGGACAAAAAATTCCAGAGTCTGTAACGAAAGGGATAAACGAAGGTAAATACCAAATACCTACCACAATAGATGAATTGAATGCTTTGATAAATTTTGACAAAGCTGTACAAAATGCAGGCACAGAAGGGCAAGAGCTTGTAAATCAACTAAGAGTTCAAATACAGAACGGCGAAATAACAGTGCAAGAGGCTGCTGATATATTAGCACAAAAGTTTCCTGCCGCAGTAAGAAATCAAAAAGGAAACACGCAAGCGGCAGGGAGAGAAATGGCACAAGCAGGAAAGCAAGGTGCTGAAGGCGTAGAGTATACATCTACTGGTAAATCTAAGTCAAGTCAAACAGCAAGCGGAATAAGATTAAATGCCTCGCTTGTCTCTAATGCAGCTTATAGCGCAGTTCAAGGCGGTAAAACATCTGCGCAAAGTATAAGCTTTGTAGGAGTAGGTAAGGACATATCTTCTGGTATAGCTTCTGGAATAAATAAGGCTGCCTATCTTATTTCTTTAGCAGCTGAAGCAGCTATAGAAAATGCAAAAAAGGCAGCTAAAAGAAAGTCAGAAAGTAAATCACCATCAAAGTTATTTAAAAGAGAAGTCGGCAAGCCCATTCCACAAGGTATTGCATTAGGAATAATAGAAGATATACCTTTGATAGAAGATGCTATGGTGCTGGCTATAGATGCAGCAAGAAAAACAGCAGTTGACTCTGAAGACATAAAGTTTAGTACAAACATAGGAGGCTTATCAAGCGAAAAAAGTTATAATGTAGATTATGGCACGGGAATAGAAGATCAAAGGCCTATAAGCGTTACAAACATATTTAATTCGCCAGACCCGTTAGATCCTTATGCTTGTGCAAGGCTAGCAATAAAAGAGCAAAGGGACTTCTTGCAAGGATTTTAGAAAGGAGTAGAGAGATAAAAATGGTAAATCAAATAACTATTACAGATTTAAACTTAAGTAACTCTATCATCCTTTCCGAGGACAGCGGAGTATATGTGTTAGAAAGCATAGATTTTGGAGCAGTAGAGGGAAAACACAATTTCACAACTTTTGCTAATTTGGTAGGAAGCAGAAAAGATTCTACAACATTAGAGCCAAGATCAATTTCATTGATTGGCTGGATAGTTGCAGAAAATGAAGCAGATATGGAAGAAAGAAAAAAGGTTATAAATAAGTTTTTTAATCCGCTTTCAAGTTATAGAATAAAGTACTTTGACTGGTATATAGATTGTGTGCCAGAAACGTCAATAAAATATGCAAAAGAATATGAAGAAAATAATGATATTTTGTGTAAGTTTACTATTTCGTTTTTAGCCGGTTATCCATTCTTTCTATCAAATGAAGAAAAGGTGGTATCAGCAAATATAAATCAGCCAGTTAAAGGGTTTCCCTTAGAGATACCAGCAGATACAGGAATACCTTTAGGAATAGCTGGTGCAAGAAATAATTTTAAAATAGATAACAAGTCAGATACCTCAGTAGGTATAAACATGCAGATAGAGGTTTCAGGAAATGCAGAAAATCCGAAGATAGAAAACAAAACAAATGGACAATTTTTACAGTTTGAAAGCTTAAATCTTGAAGGTGGAGATATTATAAACATAATAACTTATGCGGGAGAAGAAAGCCTTACGCTAACAAGAGCGGGAGTTACGCAAGAGATATTCAATAACATGACGAGGGATTCGAGTTTTGTACAATTAAGTGTAGGTGTTAATATCATGTTAGTAACAGCAGAATCAAATGAAGCAGGGCTGGACTACTTTTTAAGATATAGAGAGGAATTTGTGGAGGTGCAGAAGTAATGGCTCAGACATTATACATACTAAATCCATTGACTTTGAAAAGAGTTCATCCTATAACAAAGTATCAATCTTTTATCTGGAAGCCGGCATATCAAGAGACAGGAAGCTTTGAAATTGTTTGTGATGTTAGCTATTTTGATTTTTTTCAAAATGATTTCATACTAGAATATCCAAGAGATAGAAATCATTTTGGCATAATACAGTTTGTAAACAAACTAAGAGAAAAAGATGTATCAAAATTGATAATAAAAGGCAAGATGGTTTCAGATGTATTAAGCTGGAGAGTAGCCATAGATCAATATGAAGCAACAAATAAAAGTAGCACATATATTTTAGAAGATCTAGTAAACTACAATTTTATCTCTCCAGCTAATGAAAAAAGAAAAATGAGTAATTTAATTATAAGCAGTAAAGATTCTACCTCATTATTAGATTACACATGCGAAAAAGGAGCCAATGTTTTAGAAGAGCTTCTAAAGATATGCAAAACTACGGGTGAAGGATTAAGAGTGTCTGATAAGTTAAATGGAAAATTAAATGTAGAAATTTATAGCGGCGTAGATAGGACGTACAATCAAAGCGCAAATAAAAGGATTATATTAGAGCAATCAAAAGGCACTTTAAAAGACATAGATTTTAGCATAGACACAGAAAATTATGTAAATTATGGCTATATAATGGGTGACAATGATAGTGCAACAGGTAAGCCAGTAGAAACAACTTATTTTGAAGATGTAGAGCAAACAGGCTGGGACAGAAGAGAAGAGTATTTTTCGTTAACTTATATATCAAAGACTATACAAACGGAAGATCAAACAGTAGAGATTGAGACACCGTATTATATAAACATGTTAAAGAATGAATGTAAAAGCCAAATGGAGAACTTAAAAGTGCAAAAGTTATTGAACTGCGAAATGAATTTAAACAGCAGGTTTAAGTATAGAGAAGACTTTAATCTTGGCGATATAATTACAGTAAGAGATGAAGAAACAGGTTATAGCACCGACGTTAGACTTATAAACGTGATTGAGTCCATAGGGTCGGACGGAGAAGATATATCTGTTATTTTAGGTGATAAATCACCGTTAACTTTTGACAAGATAAAGCTAATAAAAGAAAGGGGGCTAAAATAAATGGCTACAGAAGTCGTAATAAAATCAACACCATTTAATTCAGTTGAGTCTGGTGGAAAATATGATAGACCAGTGTTTGCTCAGGATTTTGCCGATTTTTTCAATGTAGTAGCTGGACACGGTATTGTCGTATCTGAAGGATCATTTGATTCACCAGAAATGAAGCCCACAATAGGTGGAGATAGTAGAAGTGTATCAGTAGCTACAGGCTATGCAGTATTGGGTGGTAGGCTTGCAGAAATAGAGCAAACTACTCAAATAGATGCAGAAATTGGAGGAGTAAAAGACAGGTATGATAGGCTTGTATTAGAAATGTCAGACGACTTGGAGAATAGAAACACAAAGCTTAAACTTTTAAAGGGTGTAGAAGGAGCAGGCAAACCGCCCGACATAGTTCAAGAAAAAAACTTCTTCCAGCTTTCTCTATGCAAATGGAAACAGTCAGCAGGAAGTGCGTTGATCTCGGAGTTTGTAGATGAGAGAGAAGACAGATCAGTCTGTGGGTTTTTTTACCCGCTAAGCATAGTAACAGATCCAATGTTAAATTCTTATTTGTTAGACCCCCAGAACGCTATACCAAAACAAGCAGACTTAAACAGCTATAAGGATTTTGGGAATTTTATAAGCCCTAGCGCCGCGGTTTCAAAATCGTTAAAAAATTGTCCTATGGATGATCAGGGCTTTTCATTACGTATAATGAGGGGGTCAGGCGGTACATATAGAGTACAAGAGGTAATTGCCGAAAATGGGGGTAGATTATATCGGTACTATGATGGGTCTGCGTGGTCGGAATGGATGACAAACACATTAGTTAAGCTTGTTTGGAAAAATGCAAGCATCGGGAGCGCATTTGGTGCTCAGACACTAAAAATCTCAACCACGGCAGACTACATTCTGATATTAACGAATCGTGGTGAAACAATCATTGTACCAAAAGATGCAGGGAGAATTGTACATTACGGAAACGAAGCCTATCCGACGCAGCGGGGCTTTACCTACACCGAAGGATCACTTGCCGTCACAATCGGCGAAGTACTGAATTCGGGGTGGCAAACGAATAATGATGTATTGAAGCCATGGTACATTTTTGAAATCAAGGGGGTGCTCTAATGGGAAAATACTCACTGAATTTAGGAGAAAATGGGAGAATCTTGTCTGTTTGTCCCTGCCTTGAGGGGCAGACATATGAAAATATAGTTGATTCGTTCCCTGACGGGGATGTAACAGACTACCGTTACGTGGACGGCGAATTCATCCATGATCCAGAACCAAAGCCAAAGCCACCAGAACCAGTAACATATGCCACATATGATGAGCTGGCTGCAGCAATACAAGAGGGGGTGAACAGCTATGGAAAATAAGACATTTGTACTGGAACATATGAGAGCGATTGGGCTACAGGCTGCTACTACATTACAGAAGCAAGCCCCCGATCTGACAGGTACACAAATCATCGATCGTGAAACTGATATCCCTGAATTTGATCCAAAAGTACAGTATTTGAACTGGCAAGCAGGGTCAGTGGTTCGTGATGATGACCAAGTTTGGAAACTGTTGCAGCCATATGACAGCACAGTTTACACAGACAAGCCCGTGAATTTGCGAGCACAGTGGGGTTTATGCCACACAAAAAATCCAAAGAAAGCAAAGCCTTATGTTGAGCCGCAAGGCACATCTGGAATGTACATGAAAGATGAGTGTTGTTTGGAAAATGATACTGTGTACGTTTCAACCATAGATAATAATGTTTGGCACCCTGAAAGCTATCCAGCTGGATGGACTAAATATGTTGAAATCCCCGCTGCGGGGTAGAAAGGAGTATAAACAATGAAACATATCAACTGGAAATTGAGGTTTAAAAACAAAATCTCTTTAGCAGCCTTGATTGCTGCAACGATCGCATTTGTTTACCAGATCTTGGGCATTTTTGAAGTTGTTCCTGTTGTTTCTCAGGACACAATAGAACAGCTTGCTGGCATCATTATCAACCTCTTGGTTGCTTTTGGTATTGTTATTGATCCGAGCACACACGGATTCAAAGATACTGCCAAGGTAATGACATACCAGGAACCAAGAAAGGAATTGGAAGCAGTAGATGACGAAAGTGAGGTGTAAGTCATGTCTTTTTCACCAAGACTGTCAGCACCATCCACAACTAACAAGTGTTACATACACACTAGTTACGGAGGATATAACAGTTGCATCCGTATCAAAGGAAACAGCGTTTTACCCAACTGTGTAGGCTATGCTTGGGGACGTGCAAGAGAAATACTTGGATCCACCCCAAAGCTGTCCAGAGGGAATGCCGAGACCTGGTATGGGTTCAGCGACGGTTATTCCAGAGGAAGAACACCTAAACTCGGCGCAATCATTGTCTGGGCAAAAGGCAGAGTTGGAAACAGCAGAGACGGTGCAGGGCATGTAGCAGTAGTTGAACAGATCCATTCCAATGGGTCATTCACAGTATCTCAGTCAGGATACAGATCAAGAAAATTTTGGACAAGTATTATTCCAAAATCAGGCTATCTGAGAGGATACAGATTTCTTGGATTCATATACTTGCCAATTTCAACTTCCAGCAGTTCAGGCTCTTCAAGCCGTTCTTATAAGGTTGGTTCAACCTACACGCTGAAAGCCAATTTGAGGGTGCGTAAATCTGCTGGAGGAGTGCAGAAAAAACGCAGTGAACTCACTTCCAACGCACGATCCCATTCATTTAACCAGACTTATGCTGTATTGAGGTCTGGGACAAGAGTAACAGTCCTTGCCATTAGGAAGGCTGGAAGATACACTTGGGTACAGATCCCTTCAGGATGGGTATGTGCTATTGAAGGTGGTAGGGTCTATATCAGTTAACAGAAAGGAAATATATGAGTGATACTATTCAAGGTATATTAGCTATAGGAGGTGCTATTGTTCTTTTTGGAAATGTAGGTGCCGTGATTTATCATTTTATTACGCCTGTCATAAATACTAAAAAGAAAATAGACATTTTACAGGAATACACTCATAGAGATTATGATAGAATCAAAGCCCTTGATGAGAAAGCTAAAGGTCTTGACGAGATGTCAACAGCACTTTGCTATTTGGGAATATGCGTTCTAAACCACCTGATCAACGGCAACAATGTAAGTTCTATGAGAGATACAAGAGACAAGCTAATACGTTTAATGAAGGACAAAGATGGGAGTGAAATTTAATGGATACGACAGCTCTCGCAGTAATAGGTGTTTTAACAATCATACGAGCAATAAATATAAGCAGCAGAAATGCTGCTTTTTGCTTTCAAAAAACTTTTTTATTTTTTTCAAAAACTATTTACAAATATAATTTGGTGGTATATAATAGATATATAAATTAAAACAAACGAGTTTATGGAGGTAATTAAAATGAAAGTGAAGAGATGGTTTGAAAAAAAGATGGATCTTGAGGGCGGATTCCTTATAGACGTGAACGGAGTTGAAAAGGAGACAGAAAAAGCGTTTTTTCTTTCATTGACAGTAGGTTTCTCATCAGATATTGAAATGAATATAAAAAGATGGGTTCCGAAAAGTTGTACTCAATCAGATGAAGAGTATTATGCCGAATTAGAAAAAGAACGGGAAATTATGCAGGAAAGATTTGAAGCTGGCAAGAAAAGGCATGATGCAGCTTATCAGTTTGCAAAAGATAATGGAGTTAAAGTTAGAAAAAACTTTAGAACTGCCACTATTATAAGCAAAATAGAAGAAGCAGGCTTAAGTTTTAGTTAAATAAAAGAGGGATCAACCCCCTCTTTTAATTTATAAAATCATATAATCATTTTTTAATTAAGAACGGAGGTCAATGTGGAAAAAAGAAGTAAATTAAGCTATGTTGAGAATATCTCGAAAGGAACTTTGATTGCTTTTAGGGATAGTGAAAGAAAGATGGTGTCGGCTAAGGTAGTAGGAAAAGATGTTAAAGAAAGGTTGCTTTTTGTCAAAACTAAATACGGGGCAAAATATTCAGTTTCTTTTGATGATATTGAATGGGTAAAAACGGGCAAGAGGTGGCCGAGGTATGTTTATAATGCTTTGAAAGGAATTGAAGATGAAAAAGTTGAGGATAAGCAAAAAACAGCAGGAAGATGATAAAAAGCAACTGAAGGATTATACAGTCACTTTTTACAGAAAAAAGTCATCTTTCGAGAAAACCCAAAAGCAATTTGAGCTGGTTAAAAAAGCTTTTTATGACTATGCAGAAAAGTATTGTAGAAAATACGACGTAGAAGAAGTAATATTAAATCCTGACGACAAGCTTGTTTTTAGAGCTTTGAAATTGAAAAGGGTGCAAAGTGTCAAAGTAAAATTTGATACAGTGAAGCTTAAGAAGAAATTAGACAAAGAAACTTTTAATGATGTATCAGAAACAGTATACAAGATAAATGATATGCAAGGTTTAGTGTCGTATTTAAAAGAATGTGATGTAGACCCGAATATATTTAAAAGTTTTATTGACGTTGAAACAAAAATAAATCAGAAAAAATTAGACAATTTGTATGATTTAGGAGAAGTTACAGAAGAAGATATAGAAGGTTGCTATGAATTGCAAACAGGCAATCCTTATTTCAAAATTTCAGAAGTAGAACAATGATAGAGGGACATGAGTAATGAGTTAGCAAAAGTACTATGGTATTACAATTTGATTCCAGAAATTAGTTCATCATTTAAGATAGTGTGTCCGTTTCACGAAGATGTTAACCCCAGCATGATAGTTGATCTGGATGAAAATAGTTGGTATTGTTTTGGCTGCAATTTACACGGTGATGCTGTGAAGTTTGTTTATTATATGGAAAACTTAAATAGTAGAACAAACGACTTGCAAAGCTATTTAAAATACTTGAGGATATTAAAATCTGATAAGTGTAGTGATGTAAAGTTAAATTTGCGTAGAAGCAAGAAAATTAAGCCTAGGAGGGATTTATATAATCAAGCTTATGATTATTATAACGGACTAAAAAAAATCATCTGGACTAAAAATAGAGCCTCTGAAGAACAAGAAATAAAAGAGGTTAGAAAGTATATGATCAAGAGAGGCTTTTATCCAGATACGTTAGAAAAAGCAAAGGCAAAAATAACTTACAACAAAAGCTATCCAATTATTTTTCCCATGCTTGACAATGGCAAATTCAAAGGCTGGGTATGCAGGACAAATAGTAAGGAAATAGAAAAGAAACGTAAATATTTATACAACGAAGGCTTTTCAAGAGCCACTACTTTGGTAGGAAACTATGGATCTAAAGACTATGTATTTGCAGTTGAAGGATATATGGATAGACTTAAATTTGTACAATTTGGCGAAGAAAATGTTGTAGCAATATTGGGTTGGAAAATGTCACAGCAGCAAATACAAAAGCTAAAAGAAAAAGGTATCAAAACAATAATATCAGCACTTGATAATGATGAATGTGGAAAGAAAGGAACAAAGTATTTACAAAAGCATTTTAATGTGATAAGATATAGATATCTCAAAGGCATTAAAGATCCAGGAGATATGACAAAAGAAACGTTTGAAAAGACGTATTCAAAAACAATGAGTATTTTTAAGGAGGAAAAATAACATGAGCTTGTTAAACAAAATGAAGCAGGAAGTTAAGAAGTCGGGGCAGAACAAAGGTAAATTTATTTACTTCCGCGAAGGTCAAAAGTCAAGAGTTAGATTTTTGAATGATATGGAAGAAGGAATGGAGATAGTTTTCCATGATAGTTTTGAAAAGGGCGTAAATGTTCCATGCCAGGAGATATTCGGAAGAGATTGTGAATATTGCGAAGACGAAGATCTGAGAACAAGAAGTATGTATTGCTGGTCTGTGTGGGATTATGAAGCAAAAGAAGTAAAGTTATTTATGTTTGCGGTAAATAATTGTTCACCATTGCCTCATCTTATGTCTTTGTATGAAACATATGGTACTCTGAAAGATAGAGATTTTGTAATAAACAAAACAGGCAAAGCGCAGAGCACCACTTATTCAGTTATACCAATGGACAAAGCCAAATTTAGAAATGAAAAAGCTAAACCATACTCTGAGAAGTCAATTTTAAAAATGCTTGACAAGGCTTTTCCTGCCGACAATAATGGAGATGACGATGACGATTATGAAGAAGAAAAGAAAAAGTCAAAGTTAAAGTCAAAGTCTAAAAGAAAAGATGTCGAAGAATATGAAGACGATGAAGAGGAATCGGAATATGAAGGCATGGGAGCGAAAGAGTTGTATAAACTTTGCAAAGAAAGAGATATAGAAGCTGAACCAAGAAAGTCTGCAAAATATTATGTAAATCTTTTAGAAGAAGATGATAAAGCTCATGATGATTGGGACGACGAAGAGGATGATGATTATGAAGACGATTGGGAAGAATATGAAGAATAATAAGATTGAAAGTGCCACTATAAAAGATATTTATGAAATGCAAGCACAAAATCAAATGATAATGCTATCAAGAGGTATGTATGGAAAGGAAAGGCTTAACATTTTACCTATAGATGATGTGCAGCTTTGTTCTTATCATATTCAGCAGTTGATGTCTGAAGTAGGGGAAGTGCTGGATGCAGATAAAAGATGGAAGAATTTTAGAAATGAAAAATATGATAAAGAAGCAAAAGCAGAGGAGATAGCAGATTGCTTTATAGTGTTACTAAATATAGCAATGTTTTCAGGTATTGATTCAAAACAGCTAGACGACATGGTATGCAATAAAATAAAAAAAGTAAAAGAAAGAATTGAAAAAGATAGTGAGAGGGCGTAAAGCCCTCTTAAGGAGAAGAGAAGATATGTTTGTTATAATTGAAGGAATAGATAGGGTAGGAAAAACTACTTTGGCAAATAAATTAGAAAAAGATTTAGGGTTTAACAAGTATTGCATAAACAATCAATTCCCATTCGATAATGTAGCTCATAATGTAGACGTAAACGAAGCTATATTAGGAATGATGAATGTGTGCAAAGGCAATGTAGTCTTTGATAGATTTCACATGACAGAATTTGTATATGGTTGCTTTGACAGAGGATATAACTGCTATGTAGAATATCTAAGAATAAATGAAAGACTTTGCAAACTAGATGATTGCTTATTGGTATTTGTTAGACCTTTTGACATTAAAAGGTCTGTAGAAGAGCATGGTATGGATTTATATAAGCACAATAATCTTTTCGAAGAATTATTTAATAAATACGAAGGAGAAAAGATAAGTTGCGATTATTCAACTTTGGAAAATGCAGTAGAATATATTAAGGAGAAGATAAATGATTAGAAGTGTTCAGTTTGATCTAACTACGGCTTGTAGCCAGCATTGTTTTATGTGCAGGCAATATGCTTGGAAAAAGAAAGAGATAGACCTAGATTTTTTGAAGTCAAAGATAGAAGAGTATTTGAACGAAAATCCTAATTGTACTTTCACTTTCTCAGGAGGGGATCCTTTAAGTTATTCTAAGTTAAAAGAACTAAATGAGTACTTAAAGAAAAAGAAAGTGGTACATTATCAAGTGTTTACTAACTTAGACTATGACATAAGTGCTAAGCATATTGAAGAATTTTTAAATTTAGCTGAATATGTTCAAGTAAGTATGGATGGTTCTGATTTTTTGCATTATGCACATGTAAGAAGAAGTGATTTGTATGGAGCTCCTGAAAAACTGATTGGGTATTCTAAAAGATACTCCAGAATCATTAGCAATATATTTAGTTTAAAGTCAAAAGTTAAGCTAAATATGACAGTTTCGAACAGAAATTATCACGATGTATTGGGAGTATACCGCAGATTCAAGGATTGCGAAAATGTAGTAGGAATAAGATTTTTTCCAGTGCATACAGATGAAAATGCACTCTTGGAAAAAGAAATGTTTGATATGATAGAAAATCAATTAGACATTATAAAATGTATTGATAAAAATGGAGTAACTAATGCCAATAGTTTTGAACTAAAACCGAGAGAAAGCTATAAAGGAAGGTGCTTTATAAAAAAAGAACACAGAGTGTTTGATGCAAATGGATTAGAATACCCATGCTGCAGAGCAACCAATGATAATGGAGAAGAATGGTTCGGAATGTATTCAGTAGAAGAATTAAAAGGGTTAAATGACGAAAAAGTGTTGTATGATTTTTGTTCAGAATGCGATAGGTATAGAAAGTTCAATGAAGATTACGAAAATAAAGTAAACAAGAAAGAAGTGGTGTATCTATGAGAATATTATGGATTCCTCAAGTAAGTTGTTTAAGCAGCGAAGGCAAATTATTACTGAGCAAAGATAGCAATATTACTTTCGTAAGAAAAATGTTGAAGACAAGTCTGTTCACAGAAAATGAAGTGCTGATTTGTTTTGAATATGACGATGAAGAAATTAAACGTCTGATGGAAGAATTCATTTCGATAAATAAAAACATAAGCTTTGTGAATAAAAGGCATAGATCATTCAAAGGAGCTTTTCTAGAAAGGTTTAACTTTGACATAGATATGATGGTAGAAGTAAATAACAAGTATAAGCCAGATATAGTGTTTGTAAATGAGCCGACTAAAGCATTGCCCATGAAATATATATTTAAAGACTCCAAGATAGTATCTTATATTCATTGGCTAGCTGCAGACAACATGAAGTTTTTAATGCATAGGCAAATTGAAGGAATAGAAGCTTCGGATATATGTTACGTCAATTCGAAATATGTAGTAGAAAGATTGAAAGAAAGTGGAATAAAAGCTGATAAAGTAAAAGTATTTTATCCACCTTCTGGGGAAGAAATCTATGATCTGAAGCATTTTGGTGAAAATGGAATAATATATAACCATAGGCTATCTTCGGATGCATATTACCTCAAAGCTTTTAATGATTTGTTAGAAGTATTAGATTATGTGGAAAATAAAGTTGGCACAGATAATATGCCCAAAGTGTATTTTACTAATCCTTCTGGAAAAGATGTAGATATAGAATGTCGCAAGCCGTATTTCGTAAAACAAGAATTTTGCAGTACAGAAGAATATAAGAGCTTTTTGAAGTCAAAAAAAGTAGGACTGCATATAAATAGCTTCTTTGATTCCAAAGGAATGTGGTGTTCTTCTACTACAGATTGTGGAGTTTATGGAATACCTTGCTTATTGCCAAAAAAGTTCGGGTATAAAGAGATATTTGCAGACGGATATTATGGCTATTGTGAGAGTAAAGACGAAATGAAAACAAAGCTGCTAGAGTATGTTAAAAATCCAGAAATAATATATGAAAACAGTAAAAATATAAAAAGTGATATGGAGCTTATATCTCCCGATAAAGTGTGCGAAAAGATTAGCGAAGAATTGAAAGGGCTGATAAAATGTTAAGTAGTAACATGCTAGTTAATGCTAAAGATGCAGACGAAGCGTTTGAAAAGTGGATTGAAATATTGATAAATCAAGATATGGAAGAAGATAGCAGAGATGGAGAAGTAGTAGGGGAAGTTATAAATGCCATAACAGTTATAGAAGATCCCACAAGATGCATTATGCATAATGGATTAAGAAAAATGCCAATAAGATATGCGTTTGGAGAATTTTTATGGTATTTGTCAGGAAACAACAAGTTTAAAAACACTATAAGCAAATATTCTAAAGTATGGGAACGCTTGTCAGATAATGGAGATACAGTAAATTCAAATTATGGTTATTGCATAAAGAAAAAGTTTGGATTTGATCAATATGAGTATGTAAAAGAACTTTTAGAGAAAGATAAGAACACAAGAAGAGCAGTCATTCATATAAAAGAGCCCATGAATACTTTAGAAAAAGATACTAAGGATTTGAATTGTACAATATGCTTACAGTTCTTTATAAGAAATGAAAAGCTATACATGACAACTTATATGAGGTCTAACGATATATGGCTAGGCTTTCCATACGATGTGTTTAATTTCTCAGCTTTACAAGTGTTATTGTCAATGGAGCTTGAAGTAGAGTTAGGAACGTATACCCATATATCAGGCTCTTTGCATTTGTACAGAAAGAATTTAGAAACTATAGAAAAAAGAAAAGCAAATATAGGAGATGTTTAATATGTTTGATTTGCATAGACACGATGAATATTCTACATTTGATGGATTCGGAAAAGCTTCTGAGCTAGCAAAATTAGCAAAAGAACTAGGACATACGGCGTTAAGTACAACGAATCATGGCAATACTAATGGATTGATTCAGACATACCAAGCTTGCAAAGAAGTAGGAATAAAATCTATATTGGGAGTAGAGGGGTATTTTTTACCAAAACATAAGCCACAAACAAGAGGTTATCATTTAATTTTGATAGCCAAGAACTTAAAAGGTTATGGAAATTTAAACAGAATTCAGTATGAAGGAGAAAAGCAAAAGTATTATAATCCAATATGGGATTTTGAATTATTAGAAAAGTATCATGAAGGATTGATATGCACAACAGCTTGCGTAGCGGGGTACTTGGCACAGTGCATTATAAAAGACAGAATTGAGCAGGCGGAAAAGTTTTTGATTAAGCTTAAAGAAATATTTAATGATGATGTTTACGTAGAGATACAACCATATACGATATCTGACAAGGGTGTGCAAGAAAATGTAAATGTGGAATCAATTAAGTTAGCAAAAAAGTTAGGTATAAAATGCATTCTTACTTCAGATTCTCATAGAGGAAGTAAAGAAGATTTTGATACATATTTGAAAATGCACGAGATAGCAGGTCATAATATAGAGCATATTGAAGAAACTTATTCAGAAAGATATATGCCTACAGAAAAAGAAATGCATAAAAGATTTGTCAATATGCATAAAGAAGACTTTGGAATGAAAACTGCCAAAACTATGGCAAATAAATTTATTGACAATCTTGACGAGATTGAATCAAAGTGTGAGTTGAACTACCTTGACGATTTGAAACTAAAATTGCCCAAATTGGAAAGTGATAAAAGCTCGTATTCAATATTATTGAACAAAGTAAAGAGTGGCTTGAAAAGAAGAAACAAAAGTAAGAAAGCATATATAAGAAGATGCAAAGAAGAGTTGGAAGTAATTAAGTATCACGGTTTTGAAGACTACTTCTTGATAGTGGCAGATTATGTTAACTGGGCCAAAGACAACGGAATAGCAGTAGGACCAGGAAGAGGGTCTGTATGCAATAGCTTAGTAGCTTATGCTTTGAACATAACGGATGTAGATAGTTTGAATTTTGGGCTAGACTTTAGAAGATTCTTAAGAAAAGATAAAAAGAAGTTTCCAGATATAGATTTAGACTTTCAAACATCAAGAAGGCAAGAAGTTATCGAGTATCTTTGTAATAAGTATGAAGGACACGCAGCTAGAATATGTTCATATGGGCTATATAAAGTAGACAATCTTGTAAATGACTTGGCAAAGGTATGCGGGCTTCAGACTGATAAAAACACAGAAGAAAGTAAAGTAAAAGAGAACAAAGCCGAAATAGCAAACATAAAGAAGTTTGTAAATTCATACATAGAAGATGGAAGATTAGAGTATGATTCTATGAAAGATTCAAAAGAATTCGAATACTACAACAAAAATTATTGCAACATTTTGATTCATTTTTCTAAACTGTTTAAAAAAGTAAGATTTATAGGAACACATGCAGCCGGGGTGGCTATAACTGGAGGAAAGCTTCTAGATTATGTTGCTTTAAAAGTAGATAAAAGCGGAAACTCTTTCACTAACTATGACTTGACTGATGTAGAAGCTATAAACGTTATAAAGTTTGATATTTTGGGATTAAAAACCATGGAGTCTATCAATGAGCTAAGAGAAAGCACAGGCGTAGAAGTAAATTATGACGAAGTGGTAAAAGACAAAAGAGTGATGGAAGCTTTTAAAAATGGAAATTGCGACGGTGTATTTCAGTTTGAAAAGCAAACTGCGAGGAATATATTGCATGATATAGAATGTAATTGTTTTGACGATGTAGTAGCAGCTTCTTCTATGAATAGACCGGGGCCATTAAGTTTGCACATGCCAGAGTTATATGCAGAAAACAAAAGGAATCCTGAAATAGCCAAAGAAAGTGTCTATTGGGATTATACGAAAGAATCTTACGGTACAATCATATATCAGGAACAGGTTCAGCAGATATGCATAAATCTTGGAAATATGGAATGGGGAGACGCTGATAAAATGATGAAAATGATGAAAGGGTCGTCCATGACAGAGAAAGCTTTGAAAGTATACGAAGAAAACAAAGAGTATCTAAAAAGTAAGTTTTTGAAAGGAACTAAGGCAAATGGAATAGATAAAGATACTGCAGATAATTTATTTGAAGATATGATATGCTATACTTTCAACAAGGGGCATGGAGTAGGATACTCTTTGATAAGCGTAGAAGAAATGTTTTACAAGCTATATTATCCAAATGAGTATTGGTTTGCAAAGCTGAAATACGCTAAAGATGACTCCGAGTTTTATAAATTTTGCAGCAAAGCTTCTAAAGATGGTTCAGTTATATTTTTGCCACATGTCAATTATTCTTATGCAAGAACAAGGCTGAGGAAAATGGAGGGAGAAAATATCATACAGCAAGGACTATCTAATATCAAAGGAGTAGGAGAAAAAGCTGCGGATTTTATATTAAATGAAAGAAAAAGCAACGGAGTATTTACGAGTTTTGATAATTTTTACGATAGATGCAAAAGTAGAGTAGTTACTTCAAGGGTAATAAGTATATTAAAAGAACAAGGGGCTTTAGAGTTTAATAAAAAGATATATATAATCAGAGTCACGAAGTATAATGCAACTTTGTTTTCTAAAAGTTCTTAAAAAGTTATTTACAAGTCAATAAAATTGTTTTATAATAAAACAAAAACATTAAAGAAAGAGGTAACAAAGTATGATCATATCTAAAACTCCGTTTAGAATGTCTTTTTTCGGAGGGGGAACTGATGTGCCAGATTATTTCATGGAAAATGAAGGAGCAGTTATTTCTAGCACCTTCGATAAATATTGTTATGTTAGTGTAAGAAATCTGCCAGATTTTTTCGAGCATAAAAATCAGATAAACTATTCTGAAATAGAAAGAACAAAATGCGTTGAAGAAATAAAACACCCTTTGATCAGAGAAACTATGAAGTATTTGAAAGCCGATAATTTGATAATAAATTATGATGCAGATTTGCCAGCTAGGTCTGGTTTAGGTACAAGCAGTTCTTTTGCAGTAGGGTTGATAAACTCTATATTGCATATGGAAAGAAAAAATGTAAGCAAAATGGAGTTGGCCAAGAAGGCTATACTTATAGAAAGAGACATTTGCAAAGAAGATGGAGGCTGGCAAGACCAAGTAGCAGCCGCTTACGGAGGATTAAACAAAATAAGTTTTAATAAAAACGGGTTCTCTATAAAAAAGATAAATGTAAGTGATAGTTTTTTAAGCAGCCTTAACAATCACTTAATGCTTTTCTTCACAGGTTTTACAAGAATGTCTTTTGAGATACAAAAGGTAAATAAGAAGAAAAGCAAAAGTCAAATAGAAAGTTTAAATTCCATCAAGACGATAGTAGACTATGCCGAAAATTGTTTTTCAAAAGGGCAAGTAGAAGAGATAGGAAGATTGCTAGATTATTCATGGGATTTGAAGAAAAAGTCGGCTAATAAAATGTCAAACGATATTATAGACGAAGCATACTCTATAGCCAAGAGAAATGGGGCTATAGGAGGAAAGCTACTAGGAGCAGGAGGAGGAGGGTTCATGATAATATTTGCAAACCCTCAGTATCATAAAACTATAAGAGAGGAGCTAAAAAGTTTTGTAGAAGTCCCATTTAAGTTTGAAGATAAAGGGTCTGAAATTATATTTAATTCAACCGAAGCGTAAGAAAGGAAAAATAAAATGAAAACTATAATAGCTGCAGGTGGGATAGGATCTAGATTAAACTCTAGTAAGTCTAAACCTTTAACTAGAATACACAATGAAAGTGTCATAGAGAGACAGATTAAATGTCTGAATGATTTTAATTTGAAAGATATATTGATCACCCTTTGCCACAAAAAAGATGACGTGATAGAACATCTGAGGCTATCTGGATTAAATGCAAGATATTTTGTAGAATTAGAACCTCTTGGAGATGCAGGTGCTTTGCCCGAAATGATAAAGTATAAAATTTTATCGAATGAAGATTTTTTGTTTGTAAACGGAGATATAATATTTGAATTTGATTTTGAAAAATTGTTGAAATATCATGAAAGTAATGACTCTGATTTGACTTTAGTAGTACATAAAAGCTCTCATATTTATGACAGCGATATAGTAAAAAAAGATAAAGACGGCAAAGTTGTAGCTTTTTATAGCAAAAATGAAGAAAAACCAGAATATTATGAAAATTGTACAAACGCAGGAATAGCAGTGATATCTAAACGTATGTATAGTCTGCTTGAGAAAATGCATGGAAAAGTAAGTTTCAAAGATATAATAAGAATGGCTTTAGAGTGCGATAAAAAAGTTATGGCTTATAGTACAGCAGAATACATTAAAGATATGGGAACTCCAGATAGGTTAAAAGAAGTGGAAAATGACATAAAAAATAATATTGCGACTAAGAAAAGCAAGGCAATCTTTTTAGACAGAGATGGGGTATTGAATGTATTCAATGGATTCGTCAATGAGCCAGATCAATTAGAAGTTAGCGAAGAGGCGGCATTGGCTGTCAAAGAGATAAATAAGTCAGATTATATGGCTATAGTAGTTACTAATCAAGGTGGGATTGCTTTAGGGTACTTAGACGAAGAAAAGCTATATAAAATACATTGCAAGCTAGAAATGGAATTGGCAAAGTATGGAGCCTATTTAGACGATATAATTTATTGTCCGCATTATCCAGCTACTGAAAAAGAAAAGAATATAGGCGTAGAAGAGCTTAAGGTAGAATGTGATTGCAGAAAGCCTTATCCAGGGATGTTATTTAAAGCAGAAAAAAAGTTTAATATAGATTTAAGTAAATCTATTATGGTAGGAGATAATGATTCAGACGTAAAAGCAGGGCTTTCTGCTGGATGCAAAATATCTAAAAAGATAATAGCAAATACTTTTAACAAAAACCATATAGAAGTTTTGATAAAAATGTCTAAGATCGAAGACAAAGAAACTAGAATAGAAATATCAGATGCAATAGACATTCTGGTGGAATGCTTTGCAAAAGAAGGAAAGTTGCTTATAGCCGGAAACGGAGGATCTTCTTCTGATTCAGAACATATTGTAGGAGAATTGATGAAAGGGTTTAAGATTGATAGAAAAATAAAAAACGAATGTTTTGAAAAAAATCTTGCAAAAATGCTTACTGAAGAAGAATATAACAGCTTTGAATATAATTTGCAAGAAGCAATGCCGGCTATTTCATTATCAAGTCATACTTCTTTATGTACAGCGTATTCTAACGATAAATCTTTTGACTTTGTGTATGCCCAGCAAGTGTATGGCTATGGAAAATGTAATGATGTATTGTTAGTGTTATCTACTTCTGGAAAAAGCAAAAATGTAAAGAATGCAATGGTAGTAGCCAAAGCTTTAGGTATGAAAGTGATAAGTTTAACAGGTTTTAATGATGAACTAGACGATTTGTCAGATGTTTGTATAAAAGTGAAAGAAAAAGATACTTGCAAAATACAAGAGCAACACATAAAGATCTATCATTTTATTTGTGAAGCCTTAGAAAGTTTTTTATTTGAAAAAAAATAAAAACTTATTTACAAACAGCAAAATGTTTGATATAATAGAATTAAGTTAAAGATAAAATAAATTTACGGAGGTAAGTGATATGTACAGATTAAAGGTAAAATATGGAAAAAGCTGGAAGCTTGGGTGGAATGTTTATGAAACATTAGAAGAAGTTAAAAGCAGAAAGGAAGAAATGGAATCTGCAGGTCATAAGATCAAGATTGTAAAAGTTAGTTTTTAATTTAATAATGAAAATTGAGGGTTGTCACAGGTTGATAACCTTTCAAAGTAATTAGGAGGCATATATGGCAAAAACGAACAAAGAAAAAATCATAGCTCTATGCAATGAGATCAATAAAAAGGAGGGGCAAGGTTCTATATATTCTATAGGGTCTAAAGGAGCTAATTTAAAGATAAATAGATGGTCTACTGGTATAGAAGATCTAGATGCTATCATTGGAGGCGGTATGCCCGAAGGCAGGGTAGTAGAGATATTCGGCCCAGAAAGTTCAGGAAAAACAACTTTAATGTATCACTTATGCGGCATGCATAATCTTTGTTTAGATATACCGATAGAAGGAACATTTGATGCAGAAAGAGCAAAGGTGTTTGGGAATAGACCAAAGCAAATGTTGATTTACAGAGCAAGATATGGCGAAGATGCTTTTAATAAAACGATCAAGTTCGCGAAGGCAGGTATTCCTTTGATTGGGATTGATTCTGTGCCAAGTATGATACCGAAAGAAGATGCTGAAAAAGTTTTGAAGTCGGCAGATAAAGATAGTATAGAGGAGCAAAGAATAGGAGGAACAGCAAGGCTTATAAATAAATATTTGCCAGTTATAGAAGAAATAATTGAGGTAACAGGAACGACTTTGATATTTGTAAATCAGGTAAGAGACAAAATGAATGCGATGATGTTTGGTGAAAAAACTGATACTCCAGGCGGCAGAAAATTAAAACATGCTTGCAGCTTAAGAATACAGGTAGCAAGGAGGGCGTGGATTGAAATACCCAACAAAGATCCGAGAAACTCAGCCACAAATGAAAAGGTAGGCCTGATAATGAAGTGTAAAGTTACCAAGTCAAAAGTATCAAACCCTATGGGTGAATGCGAAATACCACTTTTCTTTGATAGAGGGTTTGTAAGCTTTGATGATGTTAAAGATATAAGAAGAGAAATGATGAGAAAAAGAGCAGAACAATTTGGTAAGCGTGTGCCAAAAGAATTTATGGAGGAGTAAAAAAATGGATAGAAAAGAATGCTTAAGAAAGGCACAAGAAATAGTTTGCAATGATAGAGAAGATGATTACGGAAAACCAGAAGATAACTTTGAATTGATAGCAGATTTATGGAGTGCATATAAAGATGTAGAGTTTTCTCCAAAAGATGTAGCGATGATGATGGCTTTGTTGAAAGTTGCAAGAATAAAGACAGGTAAACACAAAGATGATAACTTTATAGATCTAGCTGGTTATGCCGCGTGTGCTTGTGATGTATCTAGTAAAAATTTATTTGTTGAAATGGGAGAAAGTTTTGTAGCCGATGTAATGGATGGAGTTGAAGGTAGGTGATGAAAATGGTACTAAGAAAAGTCGGTGGTGTTTTCAAAAATCAAGATCCAACTAATCCATATAGTCCCGGAAGCATAAAAAGCGCTCTGTATGAAGATGACTTTAGTGATTTAAAAAATTCACAAATAGCTGAAGTATTAGGATGTGCACGCAGCACCGTAGACAAATACGTCTTACAAATAGAAAGAGAAACAGGCAAAATACCTAATACGTTAGCGGTTGCAAAAAGAACTGAAAGAGAGGAAAATCATAATGGGGATAGTGAGTAATATAAAAAAGCAAGCCAAAAACAACGGGACAAAAATACAAAGTTCTGAAGCAGCGAATCTAGAAAAAATATTAAACAAAACTTTTTATTTAGACAAAAATATAAAAGAAGAAACTAAATTTGTAAAGCAGGTAATGACAAGAGGTTTAGAATCGCAGGAAAGAGTTGGATTGCATGCTTCAGCTTTGATAGTAAAAGAAAAAGACTATTGTGTTAGAAGTCAGGTGCTGTCGTTAATTTATAAACAGCTTCAAGGTGAACAAGTTTCTGTTGGCTTGAAAAGAATATTTGAAGAAGGTAATGCAATTCACGAGAAATGGCAAAGACTTTTCATAAGAGCAAGTTATTCGAAAGCCGAAGATCTTGACGTAACGCAGTTTAATGATTACTATAAGATTAGTTATACACCCGATATCATTTGTGAGATTCCGGAATTTTACGACGGAAAAATGATAGGCGAAATAAAGTCAGTAAATACTTTTCAGTTTCAAAGAATGGAACATCATCCCTCGGCTGGCAAGCAGCTTCAGTGGTATATGTTTTTGAATATAATGAAAGAGAAAGAAAAAGGCACCTGGAACGGCAAAGATTATAAAAAAGGTTTTGTTTTGAACGATGACAAAAACACACAAGATTTTAAATTGGAGGTGTATGATTTTGATAAAGAAAAAGTTATTGATTTTATTGACAGGGCTGAAACGATAAAGTGTCATTATGACAGAGTGTTTAAAGAAAAGAAAATGGTTAAACGCCCAGAATTTGCAAAAAGTCCTACAATAAAAAAATGTGAATCATGTGCCATGCGTGACGCTTGTTGGAATATTGGCATGGGTAGGGTAAAGATAAATAATTAAATAGCAATACGAGGCTCTATTTTAACTTCTAATAAATTTTATATATGCAACAATATAAAACTATATCTTTAGCTTAAAAGTCCTCCAGAATTAAAAATAGAGCCTCTGATATATATCATTAGCAATAAGGAGGAAGTGAAAATGTTTAAAACGCACATTGAGAAAGTAAAAGGTGATTGGAAAGAAGTTCTGAATGATTGTAGATTTACAGTTAATTTGAAAGAAATTGACAAAGAACCAAGCGAGAAGTTCAAAAAGGAAATTTTGATAGCCGAACATTCACCTATCAGAAACATATCAATAAAGTGGAAATGGTTACAAATACCTCATTGGGTTGTTGTTCATTGGGTGAGACATATATGGGAAAAGTATGTAGCGACGCAAAGAACTGACAAGACTGGTGTCAATAGAAATAAATTGCCGCAAGACTATCCATCTAATATGAAAGGTGAGGCTAATCTTCAGCATTTAATTGATACGTCAAGAAAAAGGTTGTGTTTTCAGGCGTCAGACGAAACGAGGCTTTTAGCAGAAAGTTTAAAAGTTGAGATATATAACTATGTAGACAAATATATAGCAGACGTACTTGTTCCTAATTGTATCTACAGAGGAGGGTGTCCTGAGACAAGTTCCAAGAAACCTTGCAAATTTTATAATGCATTTATAGAAACGTATGGGCAGCTTTCTGACATTCAAGAAAGATACGATAAATATAACAAGTATTTTTATGCAAAGTATAATAGATGAGGTGAATAAAATGTCTAGACCATGCCCAATTTATAGCAAAGCAATTTATTTAGATTGTTTGGAGTGCGAAGATAAAGTGTGTAAAAAAGAAAGCAAAAAATATGACAAGATAGTAATAGGAATAGATCAGTCGTATAAGAATTGTGGTGTTTCTATTGCAGCTGATGGAAAATTGCTAAAGGTAAAAAGCATAAACTTAGAAAAATATAAAAGCAAAACAGACAAGAGGAGGGTGTTGAGAGAGCGGCTTAACAGTCTCTTTTTATCTGTTTCAGGTAAATCAAACGACATAGAGGTTATCATAGAAAGAATCAGATTACGTTCTCAGGGATTTTTAAATATTGACTATATAAAATCTATAGGGGCACTAAATGCACTTATTACGGATGAATCTAGGGCCTTCAGCATACCTGTATATTCTGTTGATACAAGGGCATGGAAATCTCAGGTAATAGGATCAAGTAAACCTGCTTCAAATAGCTTTGGCGTACCGGAAGAAAAATGGCTAACTGTTAAATGGCTAATTGAACAAGGATTTGAAAAAGATATTCTAATTAAAATAAAAAGCAAAAGAAAAAACAAAGGTACTTTTGTCAGAGACAGCAAGAAATACATGTATAATAATGACGCTGCTGACTCTGCCGGTATAGCCATGTTTGGATTTGTTGGTAAGAGAGAAAACCTAAAGGAGGAAAAGTAACACATGAAATCTTTTAAATGCTGCAAAGAATGTAAACCGCCCAAAAGATGTCCAGGATGTCACGATACTTGCAAAGAATATCAAGAAATAAAAGCTTTGAATGAAAATGAAAAAGAAAAGATATACAAAGCTAAAAGCTTAGAGATTGACTACTTAGATTCACATATAGCGGCGTTAGAAAAGACTAAACGCAAATTTGGTGTGAAGAGAGCAAAAAGTAAGAAAAATGATTATTGATATACAATATAATATAATATAATATAATATAA